TTGAGCAACTTGTTGAACGATGCACTACCTAGGTCAGCGAGGCTTGATACCGCTACTGAATTCTTGTAGCAATCCAGCACCTCAGCAGACTCAATACCGATAGCAATTAACTTGATGCCAAGCTTGTCAGCCAGTAGGTCTAGCTGACTCATGTGCGCCACGTTGACAGACAGTGAGTCAGTCAGCACGAACATGATCTTGCGTTTCTCAGGACGTGTCTTGAGATCTTCTAGCGAGAGCATCACTGCGGAGTAGTCAGGGTTCTCGAACAGTGCAAACTTGTGGATCTGACCAAGCTTGGGCAATGCACGTTGCAATGATTCGCCCCACTGTTTAAATGGGTAAAACCTGACGCTCTCCACTGGGATACGAACACTGGGTGTGTCAACATCTGTGGAAACTAATTTGCTATCACCGCACGTAGGACTATCAAAGCCGAACACCCGATAGGACACGTCAGCCTTGTCTAAGATCTTGACTAGCTGGATGGTGACCGACTCAGTGACACGCATACGAGAACCGCTCATAGACCCGCTACAGTCCACTAGGATCGACACCGCAGATGACTCAGCCTCCACGTGAGTGCGCTTGCTGAAGATCGATGTACTGCCACAGGCAAAGCGGGAGAAAGCCTTACGATCCAGTCTGCCCGACTCCTCATGCGATGACCAACCGACTAGGTCAATCGACTTGAGTAAGCGGATCAGGTTGGCACGTGTACCGCCCATGCCCACTTGGTTGACCTTGAACTCACGCTCAAAGTTAGCGATGCCCTCAGCCTTGTTTAGTTTTAATTCAGATAATCTGCCCACAATTAACTCCAATCTTTTTCTAAGTCAATCACTTCAATCTTTTTGATAGATGGTCTGCCACCGCCACGTCTATCAGCCTTACAACCGAACTCGCCAAGCTGAGTCTTGATTAATTCATTAGGCTCAACCTCACGTGCATCGCCACCCTTATCTTCCAATGGCTTACGCTTACCGCCTGTCTTGCCTTCGCCCTCACCCTCTTCGCCATCACCGCTATCGTCACCACCCTCGCCACCCTCTTCGGTAGGTGGCTCGTCAGACGGCACAGGGAAGTCACCATGAATAGGAGGCTCTTCATCACCCTCGCCAACCTCTTCGACTGGGAACACCAAGTCATACAGATCACTGGCGATCTTGACGATCTGCTTGGTTGACTTCGCATCCTTAGCCAACTGCAAGGCATTGCGAATCTCACTAGCGTAGATCGATGAGGAGATCAGGTCAGGCACGTCAATACGATAGCCGTTTAAACGTCTGCCCTCGATGCACAGCACGAACGGCAAGGTCTGCTTGTTCAACTCTTTCACGTAGCCCTTGGTAGTCAAGAGCGAACCGATCAACGAGTCAAAGAGTGGAAATGAATTAGGCGCAAAGCCTGAGTCAATCACGCACTGCTCGATGCGAGGATCTTCAAGACCATTGATCAACTTACCCATGTACTTGCCATCCTTGTGGGTACGTACCATATCATCCCAAGGCTCGTTGTCAGTGAACCATGCATGACCTAATTCGTGTACCACGTAGGCAACCATGTTGTTGAACACCGACTGAGGAATCATTTTGGACTCATCTATTGCGGGTAGCACGATCGTTGCAACCACCGCACCAAGGCGATCCTTAGTGTAGTTGATGCAAGCAGTCTTGCCACCCCATAGAACAGTCAGATTCTCAAAGCGATTACCGCTGGAGATGAAGACCCGCTCACACGTTGCCTCTACCCCACGTTTAATGTCTAGTCCTAACATACAACCCCCTTATTTCGTTAAGTAAGATTTCAATTTCACCGCATCAATCAATGCGGTATACAAGCCACGCAATTCAGCCTCGCAGTCAGCGGGAAACTTGTTGATGATTGCGCTCTCGAATGCGAGACCGACAGGCAACCCACCCTTGACTGCCTCTGCCCATGCGAACAACTGACGTATGGATGGTGGCTGAGTCAACACACCCGACTGTGCTTTCTCACGTGCTGAGTTCGCAAACTGCAAGAACATGGTTGCAACTTCCTTGGCGATACCAGTGCGCTTAACGATCAGTGATGCCTCGTCCTTAGCATTGAGGTAGTTGAACTTCAAGGTGTAACTGAATCGATCAATGAACGCAGTATTCATGTCACGCACACCCGCAAAGTTGCCTGATGCATCGCCATACCCAAGTGAGTTATCAGCGACAAAGAACGCAACGTGCTGGGCTACTGGAAAACGCTTGCCAGTCTCAGCAATGGTGATCGAGCGGTGCGGACTGCGTTCGCATACAGAGTGCAGTACTGCGAGATTCTGCGCACGTGCAAAGCCGATCTCATCGAACAGGACTAATGCGCCTGTGTACTGGATCGCCTGAGTCACAATGCCCTCTTTCCATACCACGTTACCGCCCTCGATAGTGTTGCCACCGATGAACTCAGCACGTTCGATTGCCTCATCGAAATTAATGCGGAACAGTCTGCGCCCAAGACGTGATGCCAACTGAGTAACGAACTCTGTCTTGCCTGTGCCACGCTCACCGCCAAGCCACAGATTGTGTGGCAACTCATTCGCCAATGCGATCAAGGCAAAGTGCAAGTGACGTGGCTGAAACACGTAGTCGTTTACACGCTTAGGTGCATGGATGTCATCCCACACGTCAACCTCAAGATTGCTGAAGTCCACACGCTCACCATCCACCTCGTAGGACAAGTCACCATCGAACACATCAGCCACACGCTTACGAGACACGACAGGCATACCCGATGCAATGGTCTCCAACTCAGCAACAGGGGTTACCTTTTTGAATGATGCAAACACCTTGGCAACCTCTTTGCGAACGGCAGACTCATCAACCCCAACTGCGCCAAGCTTGGTCTGAAACTCGTCATGCAAGGCAACCATCCGCTCGTCCATATCACGAGCCTCAGAGATCGCAGAAGATGCCATCTTAGCCACATTCGCTACGTCAGCACTGATAGCCTCGATGTCTTGCTTGAGATGGTTGAGAGCCATCGAACCACTGGCAACAGGAGCGGAGGGTACTTCAGTTACAGGGGCGATGGTCTTGATTTCTTCCATCGCAACCTTGCGATCCATCACAAGGACTGCAACCTTGTCCACCGCATCCCGCTTGGTGGCGCACTGCACCCCATCGCCATACTTGGAGATCACTGCGTTTAAACGTCCTACTGCTACGAAAGAAAGTACTGATTTTATGTTGTCGATATTCACGATTGAGCCTCTTGAAAAAATTATTTAGAAAGGGTAAAGGGTACGTCACAGAATGGGCACTTCGGCAAGGTGATTTCACCCTTGGAATTCTTAGCCCACTTAGCGGACAAGCGAATGGTGTAACCGCACACCTTGCCTACTACACCGCCATTGTCTTCATTGCAAACCGCCTTGAGCATACGAGTCGACTGCACCTTAGCTTTCGGGGGAACAGTCAAACCATCATGCGGATAGTCACCAAGGGAAGTTACAAGGTCACCAAAATTGGCACGAAAATCCGAGCCAATCACTGTGCTACTAGGCTTACCCTCAAGCCACAGGGATTTGACAAGCTTAGGAAACCTACCCTTGTGTCCATCCCCCTCAGTAGCACTGTGCGCCAACTCATGCACTAGCACCCCGAATACATCGAACGATTCACTGACTTGTGGGGCAATGAAGATCTGATGGTGACCACTGGGTGACTGCTTGGCAGACCACCATTCGCCAACCGCACGTCTAGTACGACTGCGGGCATTGCTACTGGGAAAACCGCACGATGTCTCGATCTTCTCAGGTAATGGGTGTCCAACTGAGTCGAACACTGGGCGCAACTCGCTTACGGCTTTAGAGAGCCACTCTTCACGTGTATTCATACATTCCTCAAAAAATGATTAGTCAACGCAAATGCGATATTGCCTACCGCAATTGCCACTGCCATTGCTACTGCAAGATTAATTAATTCACGCATTTAAGCCATCCTTAGTTTCAAGCTTGCGAATTTTGCCCAGTACTGAAGTGACTTGGCTTAACTCGTCTTGCACCTCATCACAATCAGAGAGCAAAACAGAATAGGGTTCAACAAAATGCAAAGCCCTAGTGAGCCTTGCCTGACGATCAATGAGTAATGCTTTTACGTAATTGCGATCTTCTTGAGTAAACATGGTTTGAACCTCCAAAATAGATGCGAGATTGCATCCTCTTGCACACTGTCAGCACCCTAGGGGATAGGTGGGTTGCTAGTTGTATGCAATGAGATTAAATCTCTGAATGAATCGCTAGTAAGCATTCATTGTGATGCCCTTATTCACGAGGGCATTGCATGGGATCAGAGCCTTGTATTCAGCAACGTGGCTGATGGGCTTGCCTTTGCTTGTCCCCGATAGGATAGGTGGGTGACGTGATAGAGGCTTGCCGTTTATAGGTGTCTGACATAGTCAAGTGGGCTTGCTCTCAGTGTGACCCCTGTAGGTTAGGTGGGTGTCAAGTCGAGAGCGTTACCGCTCGGGCTTTCTGCTCGGGCATAAGGTGATTGCGAGTCACCCATCAAAGCCGTCTTCTTTACTGCTCACTCAATGCAAGCATCGAATGAGGCTCAATGTTAGCACGAACTCTTATCGATGTGTAAACACCCTGTTGTTTTAATCCCTACAACTTACTCAGGTATTGCTTTAGGTCTTATATAAGAGCAAGACCATGAGTGGCTCACAGAATGAGCCGAGACCACCCGCTAACCCGCATGGTTGATGGAATACTAGAGATCTCGTACTAGCATAGGGCTTAGTACCATGCAAGCATCAAATTGATCCTAGGGGGGTTTTAATCGGTTTAAACGGCATATGTATGTTTATCCAGTATGACTAGCTCATGGGATGAGCCAGCCAGCCTGTTTTCAAAAATCGGGATCAGTCTGTAGATTTAAACAATGCTTTGACTATGCAGTCAGCCAAGACTAAGCGACTGGTCTCAGGTAACTCAGGAAAATAATCCACGACATAGGCATAAGCCATCTTCAATCTAATCTCGGTGCGGTCTTCTACTTGGTTGTTTGTGTCCATAAGTCCTCTGTTGATTAATTAAGTACTGCTACTGATAGAGACGATTGACCTAGGGAAAAGTCAGGGCGATCTTGAAAATAAATTCACCAGTGTTGCGAACAGTTAACGAACAGACTACGAACATCCTTGCATCGCTATGTTTAAACAATCACAATCAGCAGATCAACGTAGCGTGTTAACGAATGGAGAATGACTCATGACTGGTAAGCAGAAGACAGATAAAGCCTTGGATGGCAGTGCTAGTGCAACGATTGCAGATGATGCAAGCATATGGGGATCGGGCAGTAACCCCGAAGGGATGCGGTCTGCTATTGATCAGATAGAGGTAAAGAGGACTAAGTCAGGGAAAGTAACAGGGATGAGAGTAGAGGAGACAGACAAGTCAACCAATAAGAGAATGACTAACAGGATGATTCACTTTGTAAACCTACTTGTATCAGGCAATACTCACATAGAGGCTTATAGCACTGCTTATGACTGCTCAGGTAGCTCTAGGGCAACGATCATAGGCAATGCGAACCGACTAATGAAGGACAGTCGAATTACTATGCAACTACAGTCTGTCTTGGAGGCTACCAAGCAAAACGTAATTGAGAGCGATGCTAGTGCAAGGCGATACGTGATGCAAAAGCTATTTGACAAGGTCAACGAGGCAGAGGTGAGCGAGAGCGGACAACTGAGAGCGTTAGAACTAATCGGTAAGGCAGTAGGTATGTTCACAGACAGAGTAGAGACAGTGAACGAATCAGTCGATGTGGATGCACTCAAGAAAGAACTAGACA